TTCCCTGAGTGCACCATGTCTATCTGCTTGATGGTACGCCCAACCTGCTTCATTGTAGTCAGGCTTAGGTAAGTTCAACTGATTGATCTTCTCTTCAACTATGTTGTTCAGGACTTCCAGCAGTGTACTACAATTACGTACATGGCCTTCAAACTCCTTACGCTCCTTTGGGTCTTTGATGTGCTTGGTCCAAGCTATGTTAAGCTTCAATGTTTCCTTCCTCTGCTAATACTTCACCAACAGCAGCTTCTTCTTCAAGGGTACTGGTGGCTTGGTTGACCATACGCTGACTCTCAGTCTGTTCAGCAATACGGATGTTCTCTGTGACTAGTCCGAACTTCTCAATGTCAAGTAGTTCTTCAACTAGCTGTGCTGTCTTGATGCCACTGATGTGGTTGTTGATTGCAGGGTCTTGTCCCACTGCTGAGTTCATCAGTTGCAATAGGTTCTGGAATTGATTTGCTTTCTCTGCAAAGTGACGTGCACCCATGGGTCTGATCTTGCCCCGTGTAGCCAAGTCCTCTGGTGTGATTGTTTCAAATAGTGCCACACCAAACTCATCGTCCACTGTACGGACAACATCACTTACTTCCATGTTACGACGTGCAAGCTCAAGCATGTCATTGATGATTGGTTCTTCAAAGTTCATCTCGAACTGTTTAGTTTTATTTTGGAAGATACGACCTGATGCATTCTCAAGTGTCTGTACTTCAAAGGCAGTCTTCTCACCAGGAGTCCTGATGCCCATTGCTTGCTTTGGTGCACCTGCCATGTCCTCCATCTTCTGTTCAAGGATGGCAATCTGTGTGTCAGCATTCAGGGCTGTTGGATCAGGATTCATGAAGGTAACATCACCCTCATCACCCACATAGATACGCTCATTGGGACCATAGTTGAAGTCCTCCACGTAGCCACGTACCTTCAGCATTGGATGTGCAATTAAGTCGAAGACATCAGCCTTGAGGTTCTCTAGGTGGTCGATACGATACTGCATACCAACAAGATTGTCAAGAGGCCCCATAGCCCACAAGTTATCAGGACGACTGCGCCAGCCAGCATGTCTGAAGGTTTGTCCACGCCAGCTTGGATTAGGAACTTTGCGTATGATGTGCTTCCTGTCCACAACTGTGATGATGTGGTTCTTAAGTAGTTCACCCTTTTCGATGTCATATAGGTCACCATGAAATTCAGTGATCTCAACTAGACCACTGCTGTAGTATTCAAAGATACTTCCAAAGCCATCCATCTGATAGCCATCATCTTTGATCCTGTCTTCACGTGTCATTGCTGCAATGGACTTACGGTGTTCTGTCACCAGACTGAAGACATCCTGCAGGTAGCCATCACTTGGATGATCCTCAATGTCACTGGCTAGATCACCAAGGGACTTGAGGCTACGTACAATCTTTGGTGTCTGTTCAAACGTTGCTGCTGCTGGATTGAATACAATGTCTAGAGGAGATATACGTACCACACGAGGACCAACGTAACCAATGATAACCTCACCTGTCTCTGGGTCTTCACGAGTTTCATTAACGTACTCTGTCGACGCAATGACATTACCGTAGTCGATGTAATCATAGACCAGTTGGCTGACCTGTTGCATGAAATCAGACTGACGAAGTTTATTAGCCATGTAGGAAGTAATGACTTTGCGTTTGTCTTCTGCCTCTGCATCTTCGTCATCACCTTCCCATATCATCCAGTCACTGTTGGGGAACAATGCTGCCATGTAGTTGGCATGTAGGTTATCCCTGATCTGACATAACTTGGGTACTGTGGTTGAGTTCTTCCATGGCAGACTTGAATTGGTTGTGGTTGTGGTGTCAGTTGCAAAGATGTAGTTACGGAGTTCTCTCTTCTCCTGTAGCCAAGCATCACGCTTCTGTTGCCATCTGTCATAGTTCTCACAGATTTGAACAGCCATCTGTTCTGGTCTGCCGATGATGTCCTCAAGGACTAAAGTTCTACCAGTCATTAACCTACTCCATAGCCTCCTGCATCTGAGCCACCAGGACTATCCAAGGAGCCTTGTCCTGTGTCATGTGATGGACCTTCGTAACCACCTCCAGCTTCTCCTACTCCTGGTCCACCACCTACACCACCTTTGTTTTTATCTTTGTGGTGCTCGTGGTCTGCAGTGCCTAGAGGCATGGCCATGTTTGGTCCTTTACGACTAGACTTACTGCGTCCACCTGTTGTTGGAGCCTCTGGTCTGCCTTTTGCACCCTCACCGGAGGAATCTGAGATACCACCAAGACTTGGGTTGCCTATGCCCATCTTACCCAGTACACCATCAATGGCATCTGCAGTTGGATCATAACCAGAAAGTTTACCAGCCACAGCACCGATCACACCGGGAAGACCACTTAATACCCCACCGACAGCTAGACCACCACTTAACAACTCACCCCAACTGGATGCTTGGTGTACACTGTTGTCGAAACCAAACCCAGCATCTGCCCCAGCCATGTCAGCCCCACCACCGTGACTATCAGGTCTGTTGGCCAGTACTCCTGCCTGTGCGTTGTTCTTACTTGCACGTAGGTCAGTGTTTGCCACACTTGACTCAATGTTCTTCTTGGCTTGAGGCAACAAGAATCTATCTGCACTTGTCTCATCTCTTTGTTCTGTTCTATATGACCTTGCCATTATGCTGCTACGCCTCCAAAGCGAGTGTGATAGACAATCTTATTATCCCTTGCACCCATCCTACTTCTCTGTTGACTGGGTGGCACAGCAGTCTCAATTGCTGAGGCAAGGGCATCCTTGATGTCATCGTGTGATGGTCTACTGAGTACTAACTCTTCCTCAAGTAGCTGACAGTTACCACCTTGGTAATGCCATATCTGTTGGTTGTCGTAACGTGGTTCCAGGATGGCACCCATGCGTTCTTCTTTGCTGCCTTGGTGCCGGGTAGGTTTATGTTCTTCAATGCTGAGTGATAGACCATTGGGTCTTATGTAGTCATTCTTCAGTGATGTCACAATTACTTTCTGTGCTGCTGTCACCTCAGCCCTCAGCTTCCTGAAGTCCCACCGTACATGCATTCCAAGAAGATGTCTGTAATATTCACTGACTTTATCTGACTTGAACCTATCGATGTCAAGTACGTATACATGGTGATCACTGTCTATTCCAATCACTACAATGGCTGTGTAATCTGCCTTCTTGCTCATGCTGTAGGCAAAGTCAATTGATGCAAATACATTTAACCTCTTGTCCTTATAATACCACAGACCACCCTCCCTTGTCAAGAACTTTTTCTCATAGTACTGAAATTTTTCTCTGTCTATGATTTGATTCTCAGGGTCGTTGGGGTCATTGTAGTACTGTGCCCTGTACTGCATTCTGTCAAGGTACTTACCTCGTTTGATTGCAAGGGTCTTGATGTCAAAGCCAAACCACTTACCATCTGACCTTTGCTGTCTGGGCCATAGGAACTGACCTGTGCCATCACCTCTGTCCTCCACAGCAGCTTCATATTTCTCATAGATGGGGACTCTGTCAATCATATCTCCCTGTGCATTGAAGACTTCCTCCATCATCTCAACCATGTCGTTGTACAGGTCTTTGGGGTGATACCGTGTACCAACTACCCACTCCTGTGCACCCGGAGACTCAATGGAAGACAATAGGGAATACTGACTCTTTACCTTGCCCCTACCCTCATTTGTGTATGCATTCTCGTAGACTACAACATCATCAAGAACAGCAATATCACAGTGCAGACCTGTGATGGATGTTGTAAGGCCAGCAGTGAATATAGTTGAATCACGGACATTCTCCTTCTTACGTAGTGGGTGATCTACACTGATCTCTCCGTTGGTCCACTTCTCCCTCTTACCTTCTTCAGCATTGACCATCTCAGGCCAGTACCTTCTGTAGATGTCTGAGGTCAGGATATCTTTAATGAACTTAAGTTGTTTCTCAGCAAGGTTACTTGTTGCACTGATGTACAGGATACGTAGCTCTGGGTGTTTAGTTATTGTCCAGGCAACCCTGTAACCAATCATCCTTGACTTCTGATGATCTCGGGGCAGTAGGGCAAGCTGGAAGTCTTTCTTCTCTTCTCGTTCCCACCAGCCACATAGGTCTTCATGACAATGTCCCAGGACTGTGCTGGGGTGTACTAGCCGTATGAAGCTGACTAGGTCTTTCTCAGCAGCTTCCTTGACTTGCAGTGCGACGTTACTTAACAAGCGTCACCAAGATGTCTGACCAGACACCGACTGCAATTGTAATCAACAGGAGGTAGAAAAGTCTGTAGTCTTGTACTGTGGCACTCTTGGTTTGCTGTCCAGTCAGCCACTTCTTAATCTTACGGTATAATTTAATCATCTCATTCCTCCACCAAGATACCATGCCAGCCAACACTACATTCACTTGCATTCTGATCACACCAACCACTTACCTTCACAATACCACCTGCTGGTACCTTACGGTGTACAGTCAGTGGACCTGTGCTGCCCTTACGGATGTATGCTGGATCAATGAATAGGTAGGCTGGGTTGACATCACCACTGGGTGTTGCTGTTGCACGTAGACGGATGTTGATTCTTTTATCCTGTGCTTCCTCTGCATGCCAACCAAGTACTGCAAGACAATGTCCTGTGGGTACCTTGAAGTGAGGGACCAGTGATTTATTACCACCCTGTGCAATCATGTCATATACGTGGCCTGTGCCTGTGGCTGTCTTGTATATTTTGATGTGATCTGCAGAGACACCATTACTTCCTGTCCTTGATGCATACATGTCATTGATGAAGCTGATGTCACTGGCAAGGGCCACTGCAGTCGTACCATTGGTTTCATAGGCCATTGTGACTTCATTTCCACTGCCATCTAGGTATTCAATGGTTACTTCCTGTACACCTGTGCCAGCAGCACTGTCATTGCCTGACTCACTGACTAGGCTCATCTGTTCACCTGAGTCACTGGGTGTTGGTATTAATTGGTCACCTGCAGGGCTGAGTTCATTGCCTCTCCAGATATCCTCACCTGCTGCTGCGACAACCATTGACTCACGTTCACCCATCTTGTTGATGTAACGCTTACCTGATACATTGCCCAGGATGACATCAAGGTTATCTTCACTGTTGGTGTCGCTGACTGGCAGTGGGTTGGCTGTGCTGACTGTTCTTACTGTGCCAGTGGAGTCTTTGTAGATTATATCATCAGACATTATTTAACTACTCTCAATTGGATACGTTCAAGATCATCGACTAAGTCTTCTTCAAGTGCTGCTTGTTTCTTTTTCTCTGCTTCAATGGATGCTTTGGTTGGTCTGCCTTTCTTTGGCTCCCAGCCTTTGTCTGCAAGATACTTTGCCGCATTGAATGCCTGTGCAGTATCTCCTTGGGCCAGTGAGTTAACTTTACGTATACTCTTGCTAAGAAGCCTAACTTCAAGCTCTTCATCCCATGCTGCCTTATGTTTCTTGAAGAATGTACTTCTACACAGTTTAGTCCAATGAGGATATGAATCAAGATGATCAATTGCAAACTGATAGCCAGTTGGGTCTTCATACTCCAAGTAGAGTCTCTTCATTGATGGTAGACCACCATGATCTTGATTCTTGAGTGTGAA